AGGATAAACCTCTACCCAATACGCAGGAAGATAAGACTGAGGAGGACGACGGGCCACCAAGCCAGAATGCACAATCTCAGGATATTGCTCCAGGAAAACGAGGAAGTGGACCTTAGATTCTCCTGCGCTGATGCGGACATTCCCGGTGGATTCGGCCAGATATAACCTACTTTCAGTAGTCGCTTCAAGAACAAGCTCATTAATAAAGGCTTTAGCCGGGATATCATGCTGCGGTGGACACCCTCCTTGGGCAAGAGAGAGGACTGCTAGAAGCAGTGCGATCCAGCGCACGGTCTTCTAGCCCAAGGTTTGCTCTGTCGCTCCTGGTGCTAACCCTGCGGCCAAATCGGCTGCAATCTGATTGTCAGCTTGCCCCTGCTCATTCATTCCGGGGACTACTCCTCCGCCTCCGCCGCCCTGCGGCCTAATTGCGGACGCAGCAGCTTGACGAATAAAGAGGTTGTGCTTGTCGATTACATCTTGAAGTGCAACAGGCGAGGCTCCGGCGTTTCCGGTGGCTAAGGCTCGTTCTAGTATTCGCCCATAGTAAGCCACATAAAGTTGGTGCTGGTCCTCGGGATAGGCCGGAAGAGGAGTACCTAATTGTAGATGCTCGATATAACGATCTTCCGGGCCCTGTTCGATAACAGGTGCGTCTAGGTAAAGGTCAACATCCGCAACGCCCATAGCTTTACCCATGCGGCGAAGTGCTTCACGCACCATCCGGGGGAGGGAACCTTGGAACGTGGAGAGGACATTGGTGGTGGTTTGAAGCCAGTTGAAGTATGTATCCACATCACCCCGGCGGCTTAGGTGTCCTAGCTCAATGGCATCGACACGGAAACCGAAGGCGGCAACTTTAGGATCAGGAACTGGTAGGGTTCGGCTCAGTCCGTTAGCTAGAGGCAAGGTGACCTCAGAGCCATAGATGTCTCGTTGGTAAGCGTGGAATACTCGGGCCATATCAGACCAGAGGTTCGCCATGATTTCTAGGCGGTCGCGGTTACGACGGTTGCTTGCCGCGACGATAGAGCTTGCTTCAGTCGCGCTCTTACGCGGATTGGCTGGTGCGCCTCGGTCCAATGGGCCTACTCCGGTGACATCATCGAAGAGGGCCATGTAGTTCTGGAGAGCGGCTAGATATTCGCCAAGGACCGAATCTTGCTCCACAGGTCGCATAGTAGCGTTGACACCGCGTGCAGCATCGTCCACATCGACCGGAGCAAAGATTGTAGAGCCTGGAGAAGCACTTTGTACAACACTGATAACGTCATCGGAAATAGCTGATTTGTCGTAGAGGACCACACTGTTCGTGGTCGTGATTTCGCGGTTGATCTGGATAAGTACCTGAACAATCATCCGCATGAGTGGTATCCACGACAGAACCTCCGCTGGAGCGACATCCTCTTTCGGGGCTGGGTCCAGGAAGGAGGCTATCTGGATGGGGCACTCTGGAACGTCAAAGGAGTAGGTGTAGTTCCCGATGCCAGGATTTTTCTTAGCCCGTGCCGTAATGGACACTTGATCCGTAGGGTTGCTTGTACTCGGTACTTCTACGAATATAGACATAGGGCATCCCTTCTTGCTCATCTTGGGAGAGCCGAAGCGGAAACCCTCATGGTAGACCTCAGTGACCTGAACTATATCCCAATCATTTGGCACTGATTCAGTGCTTAATTTGGGTCGCCATTTAGTTGGGAGGTCAGCCCACTGCATCTGATATGAGTGCCAGTTGAACCTACGATGGAAGGGCTCATAGCCACAGTCGCCGGGTTCTACTGATATGAACTTAGCTTTCTTATCTAGTTCAGCGTTCTTGTCTACTACGAGCTTGATGCCGAAGTAGGGGGAGAGTAGCCCAAGGAAGGCCGAGCGGCGCATAGCCGTTTCGAGGTCGCCGTGATCGGATACCCATTCCATTATCTCGTTCTGGAATTCGGCCATACGAGCAGCCCCCGGCACTCGGGGCATAGCCTCGAATGTTGGAGTTCCTGGCGTGAGCGCCGTGACTATCTGGCGGAGCCTAGAGAGGAACAGGTTCGCCGTAGTCTCTGGGGGTCGCCAAACGCGGCTACTGTTGGGGTCTACTACTTCATCGAGAGGTATTCCTTGGTCACCTAAGATAAGACGGGAAGAGCCACCCAAAGGATCACGGCCTGTGTATATGTCCGAGATTAGTTTTTCCGTTCCTTCCAGCGGCTCGTGGACGGCGGTCATCGCGTCCTCTACTAGTGAGCCCAACTTGGCGGCAGCTTCTTCGTTTAGCTTATAGCTCATGGTTAGGTATTAGGCCAGTTCTTCTGGTTGACTACCCTAGCCCCTTGTCCCTGGGGATTAAGCTGGGATGTCCAGACGCGGTCTGATTGACCTTCTGTGTTTTCTATAGGTTGCATACCTGGGAGTGCGCCTCTGCGCTCTATGTGAGTTCCGAGCAGGGCCAAAGCGGCCAGTAGGTCATCGGTGTCCCCGAGCGGAAACTCTGTCATTCTTTTAACCAATAATTCGCGTCCAGGGAAACCTTTTGGCAAAATCATATTTCCTTTTCTTAGCGCGGTCTGTAGTCCTTGCAATCTGTAGGAGAGAGCCTTGAGCGGAATCTTGTGGCCCCTTATACGAACACCACTGAGTCGGCCCCGTTCCTCTAACCAAGGCGCAAGGAGAAACTGGTTGGCTACCTGCTCAACCCAGATGGCTTTTACGTTGGGCCGCGCAGGGACAAGCTCGTCCTCTAGATAACAGGCCGCAGCGTCGGCCCCGCCCGTTATCTCGTGCGCCAGAATAGGGATGAAGATGGTGCGGTCCCTATCGAAGCCCTTGAGCCCTAGCTGATGCGCGGTCAGGACGCGGACGACGATGATGCCATTGCGGTCGCCGGATTGGCCCTCTAGCCGCCCGACCGGATCCCAGAGGACGATTTCGGGCCCATCTGGCACGCCATCATCTAAGACGTTACTGTCCGTAGCTGCAACGATTAGCTGGTCGTCGAATAGCGCCTCGTCGGCGGCTACAGGTTCGCAGAGATACTGGGCGGCGAAGAACTGCTTGCTCAGTCCCTTCTCCTTGGTCTGTATCTCGTCGGAGGTCAGGAAGGCGGGGCATAGCGGAGTCTGGCCGTCTACCTTGTCCGTATCTGGGTTTACGCCATCCCAGCATCCGAAGCGGAACTGAGTCCAGCCGGGATGCTCCCCGAGATAGTGCGTAACATCGTGGAAGGCCCAAGGCGTGCCTATGTGGTCAATGGGAGAGTCAGGAGCGTACATGAGCGGCTCTAGCTGTTCGATGAAGTCGATGACCTTGCGCCGACGGGCGAAGGTGCGGGAGTTCTGCTCGTTGGCCGGATCGTCCACGACGGCATGGGTGGGGTGGTTACCCGCGAGGTTGGACTCGACTGAGGCGGCGAAGACGGAGGGCTCACGGCCTCGACCGGAGCGTCCGACGATATTGAAGCTCTCGCAGGGGCCGGAGCGCCGCCTGTCGCCCTGAACCCCCAACCACGGGAACGCCTCTCGGGCAGGGATGTAATAGCCCGGGACTATCTCCAGGTCGCCGCTTAGTCTATCCCGAACTTCGCCGACGAGCTTCTTGGCGAGGTCCAGGCCAGCGCAGGCGATGAGGATTCGGGCGGCGGGATTGCGGAGGAGGCGATGGCAGGTCTTGATGACGCTGATGACCGTACTCTTGGCGTGGCCCCGAGGGACGACCGTGCTAGTGCGCGGGGCGCTCTCAGTATGATCGAGCATCCGGCGATGGAACTCACCGAAGCGTTTGCGCCCATCGGCATCGCCCGAATAGCCCAGTGCCTCCCCGAAGGCGATGGGGTCTTCCCAAATTCGGACTAGCGCGACCCTGATCTCCTCGGCGGAGGGAGTAGGCTGGCTCACTTAGAGCGGCGGCGCGGGGGGCGGCTTTTCCGCTTGGGCTTACTGGGGTAACCGATTCCTTTTGGCATGGTGGAGAGGGAAAGGGGACTGGTCAGGAGAAGTGATTAAATAATGCCCAGATGGGCAAACCAGCCCCCATCCCCGTATATCTATTATGGGACGCTATTTAGGGGTGCAAGCGATTCGGGCAGATTTTTTGCGGTGGCCGGGGGGCGGGGG